TGCGGAATACCCTGAACTGCCAATCTGTGCGGAATCCCCTGAACTGCCAATCTGTGCGGAATACCCTGAACTGCCAATCTGTGCGGAATCCCCTGAACTGCCAATCTGTGCGGAATCCCCTGAACTGCCAATCTTTGCGGAATACCCTGAACTGCCAATCTGTGCGGAATACCCTGAACTGCCAATCTGTGCGGAATACCCTGAACTGCCAATCTGTGCGGAATCCCCTGAACTGCCAATCTGTGCGGAATCCCCTGAACTGCCAATCTGTGCGGAATCCCCTGAACTGCCAATCTGTGCGGAATACCCTGAATTGCCAATCTGTGCGTAATCCCCTGAACTGCCAATCTTTGCTTTCTTAACCTTTGAAGAAATGACAGATTCATCATGTTCATTCACTTTTGCATCATCCACTTCAACAGTTGTCTTTTTGATAACAAAATCAACACAAGCCTTGATGAATCCTGCAAAGTCTAACTTCACACCAATTTTCAATTTTGTTGTGCAATATTTCTTGTTATCATCTGTCAATTCTTCTGCCAATGGTTCAACAGTCGCAAATTCATTGAATGAACCATCCAAATTCACCAAGTCATAATGGTCAAGCACATCAAATGGATTCTTGCAATAATGCATTCCACATTCACAAACAACCGCCTTTTCTTCTTCAAAAACTGTATTTTCTTGATATTGCTTCCCCCTGCAAATCAATCCCTTGTCAAAACCTTTGAAACCTATTTCACCCATCCTTTGATTCTCCTTTTCTTCATTCCAAATCTTTCTTGTTATCAAAATATGTGAACACTGCCATATATCCCAACACCAAGCCAACAACAGCACTTGGAATGATGCCATGTTCACCACCTATGCAAATCACTGCAAGACAGAAGATGAACAACATGACCACCAACGATACACTGATGATGATGTCCTGATTTCTCAATTTCTTTTCTTGCTTTTCTATGTACTTCATAACTTCTTCATCACTAATCATGCCTGAAGCCCCCTTTCTTCATCATTCATAATCTTGTAATCAATCACCAACCCTTCCTGTTCTGCATACAGGTCAAGAAGAAGTTTCAAAATCTTTTCCCCTGTTGGAACTTTTCCTGTTTCCATAGCATCTTCCTTTCATATTCACATTGCGTGAACTTTCTTTGCAAAAAAATATTCGTGATATTCGTTTGGTGGAATATCCAAAAATTCAGGTGCTGACATTTTCACAATATCATCCATTGAAATTGCTACTTTCCCATTTAATTTCCCTGACATTGTGACATTGCTTAGACCATACGCATCTGCAAATGCTTTGATGCTTCCGAACTTCTCAATGATTCTTCCACGAAGTTTGCTGTAATCAAATGGCATTGAATAACCCCCTTCCTTTTATTCACATATCGTGAACTATTATTGTAAAAAAATATGTATGCCACATATTGTGTTCACAAATCGTGTAGTAACTTGATTTTGTGGTTCCGACTTCGTGAACTGTTGTTATATTAACATAGCATTTTAACTCTGTCAATACGAAAGTTTAATTTTTGTAAACTTTTACTTTAAAAAGTTCACATTCTGTGCTATTATATAAATACTTCAAGCAAAGGCAGGTGAATACATATGAATGAAAAAGCGGAAATGAAAGACCGATTGCAAAAGGCTCTTGATTTAAGAGAAAAGAAAGCTGTTGACCTTGCAAGGGATTTGAAGATTCCAAAGTCTGCAATCAGCCAATACCTTTCAGGAAACAGAACCATAAAAGATTCACAAAGGGTATATGCTATTGCAAAATATCTTGATGTGTCTGAAGCATGGCTGATGGGATTTGATGTTCCAATGGAAAGACCTATGGAACAAAAGGAAAATGATGAATTGGTGGAATTAGTGGATAAATTAAAAAAAGAAAAAGGATTCAGACAGCTATGTTTGAAACTTAGCAATCTGAACCCTGAAAAAATTGAAGGACTTATGAAGCTGATGGATATTCCACTTGACTAGAATCTGACTTCATAAGCATTCCATATATTAGTTGTATCAGTTCTTTATCTTTTGTTGTTGGTACTTTCTCAATTATGGTTTGCTTCATGTACTCTAGGTATTGATCCATAAGATGCCCCCTTTGTAATGCAGGAACGTTTGTTCCTTTAATGATTATAGTATATTTTGTGTTTTCTGAACAATGGAAACTGATGGAAGTGACCACCAATTTTTATCTAATTTTAAAACTACGAAACGAACTTTGCAACGACTAGTTTTGTCGATATTGCATTATAAAAATGATTCACCAACTAGAAAGAAGGGAACAATTATGTTTACAGTGTACAAACAACTAGAAAGATATAAAAACGACAACAAACCAATCAGGGTTGCAAAATATTCAAGATGTTCTTCAGATGAACAGAAGAAAAATGGATATACAATCAATGACCAACTTGACCTGTTGGAAGAATTCTGCACTGAATATGAATTGATAGGTGCAGGTGTCTATGTTGATGAAGGTATTTCTGCAACGTTGGAAATCAGCAAGAGAAAAGCCCTTGCACAGCTTATCAAAGATGCAAAGGCAGGAAAATTTGACATTGTTATATTCAAATGTATTGACCGATTCTTCAGAAATGTTGGTGAATACTATGAATGTCAGAAGCAACTAAGAAAAGCAGGTGTCACATGGCTTTCCATTGAAGAATCTGACCTTGATCCTGAAGATGATGATGCAGCATTCAAAATCAATATCTATCTGACAATGGCTGAATATGAAGCTAAAAAGACAAGCAAAAGAATCAGATTCAACAACAAAATGAGAATCAAGAACAAGCAGGTTGTCACAAGCAGTTTTTGTTTCCCTTGGGTTGTTGAAGGTGAAGTGAAGAACAGACATCTTGTGAAGAATAAGGAAAAAGAACACATTCTGATGGACTTGCTTGATTATTTTGAAAGACATCAAAGCAAATCAGGAACCCTTGGATATATCAATGTGAAGTATGCAATGTCAATATCAATGGATGGATTGCACCGCATATTGACTGACACACTTCTATATGGTGAATACAAGGGTGTTCCTGATTATGTGGAACCATACATCACCAAAGAAAGATATGACAGAATTCAAGAAGTTCTTGAACGTAATGCAAGATATTCTGAAGTGAATGATAGGGTGTATCTATTTGCAGGATTGTTCAAATGTCCACACTGCCACAAAAATCTGACAGGCTCGACATCAAACAGTAATGGAAAATATGAATGCCTGTTCTACCGCTGCAATTATGCCAAAGTGAAGAAAATATGTGACTATACATCAACCACATCTGAAAAGAAGATTGAAAAGCAGCTAATCACAAACCTTGATAAATATATCAAAAATGAGATTGTAAAGGTGGAAGCAATAAAAGAGATTGAAGCACCTGCAAAACAGGTCAAGGAAGGGGAAATTGACAAACTGAAAAAGGAAATGGACAGATTGAACATGATGTTCAGGAAGGGCAGAATTGAAGAAGAAGAATATGATTCTGAATATTTGAAACTTGAAAAAGCCCTTGCAAAATTGACAGTTGAAGAAGAAGAAAAACCAAAGGAAAGAAACCTTGATTCATTGAAAGGCTTATTGGAAACTGATTATAAAACCATTTACAACAACTTAGACAGACAGCACAAGAAAGCATTTTGGAGAAACCTTATAAAAGAATTCACCATTGATGAAAGCAAGAAAATTGATCCTGAAAGCATCAAATTTTTTTGACTATTTTCTTCGTGCTTTTTCCCCTTCTCCGTTCGGACACACAAGAAAAGTACGAAGATTTGAAGCACTATAAAAGGCAGGAATCATCCTGCCTTTTTCTTATTATAACCGAATTACACCAACACAGGTTCCAATATACTTTGAACAATCCATTCTTTTCAATATGATATCTTCCCCCTGTGGGAATAAACTTTTCAATCTATACTGTCCATTTTCTTCTATGAACTTCCTGATATATGCCCTGTCTGCATTGAAGAATGCTGCAACTTCTCCGCTTTCAGGAAACCTATCTTCAAAAAGAATGATGTCACCTTTGCAATACACAGGTGCAAGGTCATTGTCTGTCATTTCCACTGCAATGAATGCCTTTTCGATGGAAGTCTTGATTTCCACAGTTTCACACAAATCATAGATGATTCCTTTTCGAATCTCACCATGTGGAACTATACAAGGAATGGTGTGTTG